CGTGATCAGCGCCGGATCCGCTCCATGCGCATAGGCATGGAGGCTCAATCCATCGGCCCCGCCCTTCCCTGCAATGGCATCCAGCACAATGCGCCAGTAGGCCAGCCAATCGCCGCTCTGCTCATTCCACGGCGCAACGCCAGCCACAAGCACTTGGTGAATGCTGTTCACCCGCTTAATGGCCTCACGACAGAGCGTAAAGCACCTGGCATAGTCCGTGGCGCGAATCGTCTGTCCCTGTGGCCTTTCCTGACTGTGGTTTGGCTCATTGCCCACAATCCAGTGGTTACAGCCCTGCGATGCCGCCACAAACGCTGCACAGCGTTGGGCAAACGATTCATAAAGCGATGGCCCTGGAATGGTGCCGTCTGGGAAATAGCCATTGTTCAGCCGCACAAGCACCCGGAAGCCGCGATCTGCCCACCAGCGATAATCACCCCCTGATTTGTTGTTGGGGTTGCTGCCAATCGCTTCGGTGAAGACTACGGTGCCGGGCTTGTCGCCCCACAGCGCAGCCGCCGCCTGGCTCGGTTCGTGGATGCCGGGTAAGAACTTGCTCATGGGCGACGGCTCAACCCATCCTCGACCGCCACACTGCCGATGTAGACGCTAACGATGATCATGATGTTGTCGATGATGTCTTCGACCGGCACAGCGCTCTGTGTTGACCAGGCAACATACAAAATAGTAGCGATGCCGATCAGCGCGGCCCAGAACTTTCGACTCCGAAAAACGTGCATACTAGTCTCCTGGATTGTTTCGCTTCCGTGCTTCGATATTCGTCTGCTGAATGTGATGGTCAATGCGTTGCAGCGTTTCCGACATCGGACGCAAAATGCCGGAAAACTCAGCAATGGCCGCCGAGTTCTTGTTGAAGGCTTCCACCATCATGACGGTCGTATTTTGATAGTTGGCTGCGTTGTCTCGCTCGCGCTGCAACTGCGCCTCAAACTCTTGTTTGCGTTCCTGCACACGCTGTTCGTTGATGCGAATCTGCCTGCTCAACACGTAGCGCGCCAGATAGACAATTGCCCCGATGACGGAAAACCAGAACAGAACTAGTACCAACACCGGCCATCCGCCGCCTGTGCTTTCCACGCTCTTCAGAATCGGCTCAATAATGTCTTCGCCCACGGCTACTCGCTCTTTCTTGTCTTCTCTGGCTTGGCGGCTGCCAACACTTCCAACATGTCAGCCGCCAGTTCAGTGCGCAAGAGCAGTGTCACCTCGGGCGAGTCCGTTTCTTCTGCCGTTGCTCGTTCTTCCAGCCCCTGCTTCTCTGCCAGCTTGTTCACCGCTTCGACAATGCGCTTTGACGCAGCCGCCTGTCGAATTGCTAAGGTTCGTGGGTGCATTATTCTTCGTCCTCATCTATCGGCGCATAGGGATCATAGGTCGCCATCTGACCCACGGTCACTTCGTAACCAGGCAGGCCACCGCCATATCGCACCGCCTCTGCTTCTGCGTCGAGCAATCCCTCGCGAGCGGCTGCACGATACTGGCTTTGCTTGAACGATGCCCCAGCCTCCGACCAATCAATGCGGGCTCCCGCCTCGGCGAGCGCCACTTTCCATGCTTCAACCTTGGCGAGCGCACGCAGCTTAGGAATGTCCGTGGCATCGGCAATAGTGGCAACGCCATAGGCCAGCAACACCTCATTGACAGCCTCATTAAAGCTGTTGACGGTCATGCCTAGCACCGCACCCAGTTGCCCCGGCACGGTTAGCATATAGGTCTTGAGCGTCTCTTCGGTGTAGCTGCCTGGGATTGCCATCTCTACTCGCTGTTCCCGTTGCCCTTATCAGAGTTATCAGAAGGCGTCTCCGCGTCTTCTTCAATCTCCACCAAGACATCAATGGACGACTCCGCCAAGCCTTTGCGAATCAACTCCATCGTCTTTGGCCCAATGCCGTCCAGTGCCTCAATGCGCGCCAACAGCAACTCTTCCGTCGTCGCGACGATCTCTTCAACGGGGATATCCTCTGCCGACGGCAATTCGACCGCTGTCAATGCCTCCAGAAAATCAGCAACCGCCTCGTTGCGAAATAATTGCTGGATGTCCGGGTGTTTGTCCTCGATGGTCAACGCTTTGGCCCGATCATCCAGACCAAAGCGTTCTGCCAATGTTTTTGCCGCAGCCACCGTGCGCTGCGCGGCAACAGACTCGCGGGTTGCTAGTGTTCGTGGGTGCATCCATTACCTCTTTCCGTGCCACACAGGCCTGTGTGGTGTTGCCTTGATGCTGCGCGGAATACGCGCAGCATTCAATTCAGCGTTCTCTTACGCCATTGGGCTGCTATACCCACTGGGGATTGCGTAGGTGCCATTGCCGATGCGTACCACAGCCGCGCCCACACGGTTCCACGCGCCAAAACCTGCCAATCGTTCCCACTGGCTCTCCCAGAACGGGTGATCCTCGCGCGTTGCTGTCTGGCTAAAGCCCTGCAGCTCCGGTTCAGGATGCTCGCGCATGGCAATCGCTTTCTCGCCCTGCGTAGTTGTGGCAACAATGTAGTTGGCCGGCTGCGCACGCCATTCGGCAATCCACACACCGCTGTCGTGATAACCGATGATCTCGCCCGGCACCGCAACACCCAGCGTGCCTACCAACTCTGCCTGATTTGCACCCAGACGAATGCGGCTGTCACCTGTCGGGTAAAAACCACTCAGCGCCTCCACGCTAGCGCGCAACCCCGTCGGAATTGTCGCCACCACTTCCCCCGCATTCTCCGGATGCTCCATTAGCTCCAGATACAGCGCGGGAAAGGGGTCATTGCTGTTGTCAATCGCGTTGGCCTGCCCCGTGAAGTGATTGTCCGTCGCGCCACTGTCCGCGCCGGTCAAATACTGGTAGGTCACCGTATCCCCGTTCGCCAGCGGCTGAATGGTCAGTGCCCCATGCTCGGGGTCGGTAAACGCCCAGGTCGCATTGGTGAACAGTGCGGCCAAAATGTGGTCGCGCACCCAACGCATATCTGCCATCAGCAGGGACGCCGTGATGTCATTCACATCCTGCACAGTCATCTTGGCCCGAGCAATGCGGTTCGCACCCCATGCCGTGCCTGCGTGCTGGATCGGGAAGGCAACATCATATTTCCCCGACACCTGGATCGGGCGCGCCCGCCCATTTTCGTCCAGCGGCTGCAGGCGTCCGGTGCTGGTTGTTTTGTACGTCAGCTTGAAATCCGTGGTCTTGCGCACAAACAAGCCCATCAGCGCATCCACCTGCCGGTTGTGCTCCTCACGCGCCTGCTGCACTGCCGTGTTGACCACATCAACGCCCACCTCGGTCACATGCAAAGCCGCAACATCGGCATAGTTGTGCAGGCCATATAAAACTTGGTTCGCCATCTCGTATTACTCCCCTGCCCGCAGGCAGCTATAACGTCTGTCTGTTTGCGCCTACGGCCTAGATGTCAACGAGCAGCAACTTGTCGAATGCCGTCCCCAGCGTGGTATTGGTTGCCGGAATCACGCGGCCCACCACCACATCCACCGTAGCCGCCGTGCCGTCCTCCAACATGCCGTCGGTATCCGACAGCTGGATCGCCTTGTCATACGCCTGGCTGGACAGGTCAAAGCCGTCCAGCACCCCCTTTTTGATCGCCGTGACCGGCTCACCCGCGGCAACCGTTCGTGTGGCAATGCCATACACCCGCGCTTCCGCGGTGGTCGTGCCGTTGGCTTTGGTGAACTTGCCCGAACTCACATCAATGCGAACCGCCATACCCGCGGTAATCGCCTCTGCCGCGGGCAGCGTCATCTGCTCCAGCGACTCAACCACACGCACTTTATTGGCGGTTACTAATGCCAGATCTGCCATATTTGTCTCCTAGAAGTTCCTGTAAAACTGGCGCATCCCCTCGCGCGCAGCCTCTTCTGCTTTGCCGTTGTTGTTGGTGCCGTTGCCCCTGGGCGATGGCGGCACACCTTTCGTCGAAGCCGCCCCCAGCTTCACTCCGTTTTCATTGATCCATGCCAGTTGCTCAAGCAGCGGCAAACCATTCAGCAGCTTCACCACCGGCTCCGGCAGCGTTTTCTTCTGCTCGGCGAGCTGCCCTTCAAATAGCTTCTGTAGCTGCGCTAGCTCTGTTTCCAATGTCGTGATCTGCGTAGTCAGCGCCGCCTTTTCAGTCGCCGCATCAAGCAGATCTTTCGCTTGTTTTTCGGAAAGCTCCTTAAACTGCTGATTCTCCTGAAGCCGCTTGGCCTCGGCCTCATCAGCCGCCTTCTTCTGGGCTTCTTCCGCTTGCTTCTTGGCACGCTCCAGACGCTCTTTGATCGCCGCCTCCAATTCCGCCTGCGTAAACCGCTTTTCCTCGGCACCGGCCTGTGCTTGGTGCTGGCCGCTACCATCGCCGGACGCGTTCTCCGTATTGGCCTGCGGAATCTGTTGCCCGTTATCACTCGATTGTTCTTCCACCAGATTTCTCTGTTGGAACTTGCGTGCGAACATGGACTCGTTCTCCTAGTTTTACCGTCTTTGTTTGACGTAGCGATTCCTATCCATTTGTCTCACTATGGCACACGGCAATTGCGCTCAACGCAATCGCCACAAACAAAAAAGCCACGCAGGCGCGCGTGGCACAAAAAAAAGCCGCACTAGGAAATCCCTAGTGCGGCTCGAAAAAGCAGAACGTATCTATTCGCCTAGCGGCTCTTCGTCAGGCGCATCTTCCGTGATGGTAACATCGCCCAAAATTTCTTTGAGCGACACAGCAATCATAAATTCGGCATGAATCAGGTTGCGCGCAATGCCACTATCCACCAGGATTTGCTTCACTTCTTCGCGGCTATACTTCTCCAGCAACTGCTCTAGCGTCACCGTCTCCATCCCATCGCCTCCATCAGCCGGTCAATGGCCTCTGCCACCGGCACAAAATCTACGCTATCCCACTGGTCGAAGCCGCTCAAGCGCGTGCGATAACCGGCAAACTCCTGCACCAAACCAGGCTCTTGACTGCGCTCGACAATGTACTGCGCATAGGCGCGCGCCCACAACTCTGACTCCTCCATAATATACTGCATGTAATAGGCGGGCGCAACCATCTGACGCCTAGTCCCATCCGGCTCGACCACAGTGAGCAGCTTGCGACCCGCCGCCATCTCCTGCCAATCCCGATACGCTTGCGATTGGCGTATAGCCGCCAGAACTCGCCCATTCGCCGCAGCCAACACGGGATCCGTCTGCGTGCCGATGGCAATCTTCAATTGCTGGTGATCCAGCCAATGCCCCACCTCATGTGCCAGCGTAAAGCGCGGATCCGCTGCTTGGCGGTTGATCATGATCTCAACGGCCTTCGTGGTCGTGCCTCGATAGGCGCCCTCGTCGCCTCGCAAAGTAGCCAGTCGCAGCGGGATCGTGTCCAACTGCCCATCGCCATGTACCCGATCAATAGCGGTCATTGCCTCGCGCAATGCCACCGGCGCTCTTGGCGGAATGGTCAGCGCATTGCTCACCGGAATACCTTGCGGCCCTGCCACAGGCGGCGCTGGCGGCTGCACAACCGGCGTGGCAGTTGCCAGCAACACGCGCAGCGGTCTCACTTGCAGGCTATGGCCCCACACATCGCTCTCAACCCGCATCACCAAGTCCGCCAACTGAAACTGCCCATGCTGCCAAGCCTCGTAACGCCCTGGCCCCATCATCTGGCGTTGTGTGGCCGCGTCTTGCCTGGCAAACCATTGTGCCCCTGTCTCATAAACAATGGGCGGCGCACCCTTGACCTGTGGCACCGACGTGCAACGCCCATTCACATGCTCTTCAAAGGGCACATCGAGCGGATAGAAGGTGCCGTCTGCCATCAGACACGCCATGCAGGTGCGCACACTCTTGGCTGCCACCCGAATGTAGCCTTCCACCACGCGCGAGCGAATGTACTGTTGGCGGCTGGTTTCGCGATAGACCCGCGCTGTCTCTGTTCGGGCAATGGTAATCGCCCGGTCAAGTGTGACGTTCACTGCATCGCGCATGGCCCGAGCAATGCGCGTCGGATGCCAGCCCAACGCCACACCGCGCACCAACGCCCCGCTCACATCCGGCGCAAGCGTCCCAAACGAATCGCGCAGCAACCTGCCCAGCGGTGTACCGTCCCCTGCCAACCCAACCATGTTGCGCACAGCCTCAACCGGCAGCCGGTCAAACTGCGCACCCACGCCAGGCAGCTGCATGGCAATCAACTGTTGGCTGTGGTTTATGCCCTGGCGCGCAGCTATCCATTGCGCTTCGGTGACCTCAGCCCCTGCCACCGGCGCATACTCACGCATGGCCTCACCCACTTGGCGCATAAGGCTTTGATAGCGTTGCAAGCGGTTGATGTGCCACTGGCGCACTGGCTGACCGGCAGACGCAGCGTTGGCGACTTCCAGCGCAAGGCGATCAAACTCACCGTCCAGGCTCTGGGTAACCTCGCGCCATGCCGCAGCCATGCGCACACTCTGCGCTTGCTCCTGGGCGTCCAGTGCGGCCCTGAATTTGGTCATGGCATCGATGACGGCAGGGGGCATTAGGAAAGAGACTCTCCAAGCTCAATCAAGCTGACTTCTTCGCCACCGTTGAACACGAATCGCCAACCCAGTTGAATCTCTATCCATGCGCGTGTGGATGGATGCAACTGCATCTTGGTGTGGTTCTTGAAATACCAATTACGCGTATCATCCTTGCCAGTGATCGCCATGCCTGCCCCACGCCAATCAGCCAGCATCTCACGGCGATAGCGATCCGGCATAGGCAAACATTCAATGCTGCCATCATCTCGATAGAGCAGCCAGTATTGCCAATGATGTGGATTGCGCTTTTGGTGATGGTTCCATGCTCTATCGAAGTAGAACTGTGCTAGCAATTCATCGGGTCGTTTGCCACCGTAGAAGAAGTTCACGTAGGCAAACCACTCACGAGGGTGAAACTTGCTCAAATCATGAACAATGCCCGCCCACGGAATGCCGTAACTCAGGCAATACACAAATACATACCATTTGTGACGCAAGACATATTTCAAGTATAGCCAGTGTGCTTTCATTAGTCCTCAACAGCCTCATAAGTGGCTTCAAAAATATCGGGCTTGCAGGGATAGATTTCACCCTTTACCCCACGAATGATATAGTCGCCAGGGAGCGTACGCATTTGCCCTTCTAATGTTTCGATAAGCAGAACTGTCGTGCCATTGACATTGTCTAGTGTTACCTTGCCATCCTCGATAGCTTCAACAATCCAGACAGGGTCTTCCGTCTGATCAATGCCGCCTGTCCACTGAAACGCATCGATTACTACTGGCTTCTTGCGATACTTAGCCATTAGCCATTGTCTCCCCTGTTGCTTTGATTGTTCCCGCCAAACTCCCCACCGTTGCGACTGGCGTTTGCCTCTGCCTGATTCATGTACGCCTGGGCCAACGTCGCCGCCCGCTGCTGCTCTTCCGCAATGTCCTGCGCCAACTCCTTCATCTCGGTTTCGGTAAACCCAACGTAGCGCGCCGCTGTCATCAGGGGAAAGCCTGCATCGGTCATCACCTTCGCTGTCTCAGCCAATTCGCCAGCCGTCAGCGGGAAGGGATCGCGCTCCGTGAAGCTGTGGTCAAAATCACCGGCCTCATAAGTACCAATATCCTGAAAAATGCCTGCGTTGGCTCCCATTGTCAGCGCCATCTGCTGCGCGCGAATCATCCCCGCTTCCCCATTGCCGCGCACTTCGATCAGCCGGTCAATCGCATCACCCAACAGCAAGCGCACGGCACGCCCGCTCAATTCTCCAGCATCGCGCAGCCGGAAATAAGCAAGCTCTGGCAAATCCTGCTCGATCTCTTGAATCTGCGCGTCAAGAATCGCCAGTGCGTCTTTGTACTGAATCTGGGCCACGAGGCTTTGCAGCGTGGTCATGCCTGGCAGCTTGATAATCGAGTCATCCTCCACGTCCAGCGTATCCTCCACGCCTGGCCCCAGCCGCGGCGGCGGCAATGGCCTGCCTGCTCCATCCGTGGCGTTCGCCATCAACGCCCACAGTGCGCGGTTATAGCGGAAGAGCATCTGGTGCAGCCGCGTCGCCTGGCGATTGGCCTCGTCAATCTTGTCCAATTGCAGAGTGAACGCGCCCACCCCGCGCTGGTCACCCACGCTGCGAAAGGGAACCCACACCACCGGCACAAAGTCAATGCCAAACGCGCTCAGCGGCAACTCTTCAACAGCATCACCCAGCC